AAACACTTCTTTGTTGCCAGCAGAAAACGATACTAGCGCACCAGTATTAGATGACGCTAGTACCGTGTTGCGTGATAGTAAAGTACCCACAGATGTGTACGTACCAATCCCAACTTCCCATTCAGTCGCAACAGCTACATTAACAATGGTGTAATAACACTCGTTGCCGTTGCCGATTGTTGCAAATGATTGGTAGCCAGTTACAGCACCGCCGAGCGTTACTGAACCTGTACCGTTAGTAACGCTCGTTTCTTTAACTCGGTCTGCAATATTGATAGCCATTTCATTACCTTTAAGCTAAGGTTACTGTTAGGTTACCTGTCTCAATCTTTAAGATGTCGCCAGTCTGTATGGTTTTGCTATTGTTAAGCGCACCGTGGTACAGCATATTGCCAGCAGATACGGCATCAAATATGGCGAAATAAGGAATAGTTCCCCAATCCGCCGTTGCTGTAGGAAATGTAATATCAGCAGTAGTGGTAGAACCACCGTCTGCTGGCGCACCAAACGTTGCTGCTTGTCGTGCATAAGAGCCACCAGTTACTTGCGTACCAGTATTGGCATCGGTTGGGTCAGTAGTGTATAGACCAACGTACACGACAGCAGGGCTGGTGTAACTGGTGTTACGCAGAGTAGCGTTGATTAAAGCGTCTTCTAGGAAGTTCGACATTGCAGCCATAATTACCTCGCGGATAAAGTCATTGTTAATGGGACAGCACTATGCTCAGATGAATCATCGGCACTTGTTAGTGATGATAATCCCCGGTCATACATTCCAGCCCACAGTTGAATTCGGGCATCATTCATTAAATATGGTTCTGCTTCAATTAAAGCACCATACAGTAATAAATCAGGACAGTAAGCAAGAAAAACATTGCTTTGATTTGTATCTGTTAAATAGTTCGGAGATGCGTAATACAACATTCGTACCGTGTATTCAGCATCAGGAGCTGGTGCAAACTTAAACTCGTTTGCAATGATAGTATAAAAAACAGGCAAACCTGATTCGGTTACGCGCCCATTTCTAGAAAATATGCTTGGTGATAAATATTTCAAATCACGTATTGGATTGGTGACAACAAATAGATCACGCAGCTCTAAAAAATCAATCGGCAACGATATTGTGTCATCTCCACCAGTGGTCGTGGTGGTCGAAGAATTTAGCATTTGCCGTATCCGTATATCACGTCTAAGGCGCACTTCTGCTAATCGTATAAAGTCAGGTATCTGAGCAGTCAAATCAGAACGTGCAAGGTAGCTCGCAATCGTAGACTGTAAGTCGCTGTAGTTCGTTATGCCCATATTATGTCCATATTATTAAACTCTACCAGGTCTAGTTCTAAAGAAACGATTATCAGGGTCATTTAAAAACAATTTCATCTCAGGTTCATTAATAACAGCAAACCCGCGCATAATGCCTTTCCTGTTTAAGTCATCAATCACTGTAAGTGGCAACCGAGCAACGTGCGTCATATCACCGTACTTATCTTGTGATTTTACTTGATTAAACATTAATTTGTTAGATTCAATTATATGGCTAATATCTTGCTTCGTTTCCAATATTAGCCCGCCATTGCCGTCATCGTGTGCAACAGTGTGTCTACCTGCAAATTCATCGACATTTAATATTTTGTTCATAGTTTAATTAGGGCGAGAGTTTCCCCCCGCCCCACCTTTAAATTAAAGCGCCATGTCTAAATCAAACACGCCACCGTGTGCAGCTTCGTTACGCATTTCTAAGGTTAACTCAGCAAGAATCTGAGTCTTATCGCTGTCACCCGTCTTTGCCAATTCATTTGTAGCGAATGGGCGCAAGTAAGCAATTGCTGCGTACTCAGGGTCTAGCACCAATGCGTCACGCACGCGCATGAACCGGTTAGGTACTACAGAAACTGAACCGAAGTCTGACAAATAAATATCAGCTGCGCCGATGATAGTCGTCGGTGCATCGGCTGGAGCCATGTAGCGTTGTTGAGCGATACCAGCAAAGGTTGATACTTTTTGCTTACCTGCTGCGCCAACCATCAGCACTTTAGGCATGCCACCATTAGTGTAAACGCTTGCAATAACAGTTTTTAACAATGCTTCAGTAAACGCGCGAACCGTGCCATCTGTGCGGGTAGTTGAACCAATAGTAGTAGGGTCAGCACCGCCAGAACCAAACGATGTATTGCTGTCGAGCCAAGCCAATACTGAACCTAGTTTGCGAGCAACACTGCTTGAGCCTGCCGAGCTTGCTTGGTTTGAGCAAAGAATGCCCTCGATGTCACGCTTTAACTCGCTAGACGCACGGGCAAGTTGGTATGCTTTCTCACTCTTGCGACCAGCCTTGTTAACCGAGTCAAGTGTGCCAGAGACTTGAATAGTCTTTTGCACAATTTGGCAATAGTTACCCAGGCGAGTTGTGGGCGATAAAGTGGCTGAAGATGCGTCTGCACCCTCAACTGCGGCGTTAGATGTGTTAACAGCGGTAAGGCTGTCAGTCTGCCATTCGTGATACACGGCAGTAGCTTTGCCACGTGCCAACGTATTTAAGAGCGGTGTCTCGGTTGGTGAAATGTTATAAATAACATCACTTAAATCTTCGCGTTGACCGATAGCGGTATGTGCGGTAAATGTAGCCATGATAAATCCTTATATGAATTGTTCAAAAACGTTAGCGGCATCGGCAACCCTGCCTGTGCGTCGCAATTGTTGCATGTTTGCTTTACTCTGCTCTGACGCCCCTTTGCCTTGTGATACGCCTGCTTTTAGCATTTTGGGTGCTTGAGAAACTTTCTTTTGCATACCCGGTTTTGATGCTATTAACTTGTCGTATTGCATAGCTTTGTAAAGTGTCATAACAGCTCGAGAATCATAAACACTAGCCAACTCTTGATCTGTCCACCCAATAGACTTAGCAAAATTACGAATGTCTTTTCGGACTGTTTCGCCTTTTTCTGGGTCTAAAAATTCAGGTATGTAAGCAGATAACTTCTCAGCCTCTAGCGCAACATGTTTGCCAATCATTTCTTTGTGTTCCGCTTGTTGCTGTTCTGCAATGCGTTGACGTTCGAATTGAATAGCTTGCAATTGATCTTTACGCTGTGACATCTCTGCTACTTTTACAGCATACCCGATCGGGTCTATATCTTTTAACTCATCAAGATTCTCGGCTTTGTTTTGGTTTGTGAGCATCTGCTCAATCATTCCTAGACGTTGCGCGTATGTATCTCTTAATCCTTTTGCTTGCTCTACGCCCGCTTTCTCCGTATCCAGAGATTTACGAGCTTCTGCAAGTGCTTGGGTTTTCTTTGTGTAGTCTGCCTCGCGTTGATATCCTCGGACTAATTCGTCTTGCGTGACCTCTATATCTTCGCCCGAAACTCTGACGCGATATTTTGGTTGCTCAACTTGTTCGCCCTCTTCCTCTTCGCTGTCATTGGTTGCATACTCTTCAACCTCAGACTCCGTTGCAATCTCTTCGCTTTCCTGGTCGGCTACCTGTTGCTCTTGCGAGTCATCACCGCCCATCAAACCAAGCATTGCACCAGCGGCACTATCTACCGTCAGCGTACCATTACCCGAATCGGGTGTCATGTTTTCGCTCATTTTAAACCTCTACTGCCAAAAATCCGTTTGGCTCGGTGTGCTGATAAGTCAGCAATTCTTAAAATATCTTCCATCTCTTGCTATCAATCTGCTGGCTATCTGCTAACGATTGAAAGTGGGAGATGACCAAATCTATTTGCTTGTGTATGCGGTAATAATCTTCACGCACATTTATATCTAATTCGTTACTGTTAACAATTTGCTGTAAACAATTATCTTTAATCGCTTTCATTTCACCCATGAAAAACTCATCGCGCAGTAAATTGATTGACAATTGCGCCTTGTCCATTAATTGTTATTCCCACCGTTAAAATTTCCACCGTAAACATTCCCAGAATCAAAAACTGCACTCATGGAATTATCAACAGGAGGAGGAGGAGGAGGCGTGCCACGCTCAAAGTTTTGCAACGCAGACTGGAAGTCTGCGGGTATACGTGATGCTTCAGGTAAACCAAAGTTCATCGGTATCTGACCACCAAAAAATGGATTCATCACCGGTTGTTGCATCGGTTGACGTTGCATCTGGGCAATAGCATCGAACGGGTTGTATGCGCTTTGTTGCTGTCCAAATTGTTGCATCGGTTGCATTGATTGTTGCATCTGTTGCAAAGGTTGTTGCAAAGGTTGTTGCATAGGCTGTTGCATGCTTGATTGCAACGACGCCATTAATTGCGAATCTAATTGTTGATTTCCACTCACCCGGGTATCCTCACATCGCTGGTTATGTCAGCACCTAATTTAATTTGTTTAAGAGCAATCTCAGCCTGTAACTCTTGTTGCCTAAATTGTAACTCAAGCGCGTACTTTTCACGTTGCATTTGTAACTCTGCTGCTAACTTCTCGCGCTGTATCTGAATATCCACAGTTGCCTTTTCGCGCTCTAACTGAATATCAGCTTGTGCTTTCATTTGCCTTGCTTCAATATCAGCAACCGCTTTCTGTTGTGCAATTTGCAATTGTGCCTGCGCTTGTTGCAGTAACGCTTGCATTGCCGGGTCTTGCTTCGGCTCTTGTGGCTGTGCTAACTGTGCGTCTACCTCTGGCGTCACTTCTTTAAAGAATTCTGCTGAGTCCGTGAACCCTGCTGCCTCAATAAATCTACCCAAAGTCGCACGGTACTGCCCAACCGAACAAAGTGGATTGCTTGGCCCGTACTGTTGAATAATCGTTTCCTGCTTCGATAAAACCATCTGCAACATTGCCATCTGTTCTTGCCTGTTGCCTGTGCCAAGCCCAACATTTATTGATAGATCATATTGGTTCGACCACAATCT